CCGCTGCCAGCAGTGATCAACAAAGGCTGATTGACGATGTTGACGCCGCCGTCAGTCACGGTGTAGCCGGCGGCGAGCGAGCCGAGGGAAACGGAGACGTTATAGAGCGTGGTGGCCGGCCCTGGGAGGATTCCGCTGCCAAACATCGTTTCCAAACTGGAAGCGCCGGTCACGGTCGCGTCGAGCGTGTACGTCCCATTCCAGCCAACGCCGGTCCCGAAGCCTTGGATGTGTGCGGTCGATGGCGTTCCGCCGGGGATGTTCACCGTCATGCCGATTCCGATGACGGGCTGCATCGAAGTGTTAACGCCGGGAGCCGTCACATTGAGCGTGCTCGTTCCACTGGCGATCGACGCGGTGAAGCTAACCCCGAGCGATCCGGTGAAGAGGCCGCCGTATGGCGCCCCGGACGGGACGAACCCGGTCACATGCAGCGTCGGCGTGCTGGCCCCGCCATTGTCGATATAGCCCGTGATGGTGCTCGCCTGAATCGGAAGGGCCGGCTTGAAGGCGCCGACCGCGAAGGTGACGGGCGACCCGCTCGATCCGAGCGCCGCAGTCGTGTTCGGCGTGATCGCGTAAGTCGATGCGGCAGTCGTGGTCAGCGGAATCGTCACCGGACTCGCAACCGGCAATCCTACGCCCGTTAGATTTGCCGTCTCGGTTCCTGTCGCGAGAGCCAACGATCCAAAGACCGGAGAGCCGACGATGTTTAGCGTCGCATTCGTTCCCGTCGAGTTCGTGATGTAACCTTGAACGGTCGCATTACCCGAATCGCCGAAGATGCCGGGATCGTTGAGGCGGTAGAGCGAATTGACCTTCATCGCGTTCACTGCGGCGAAACTCTGGATGTCGATCGTCTTTTTGCACAACGAAGCGAGCGACGCTGTGCTTGGCGCGCCTCCTGTCTGCTGCGGCACGACCCCATAGAGCATGGCGAGATTGCCGATCGAGCCGCCCCAGCCGGCATGGCCGCTCTGGAGTATGGTGTTTCCGGCTCCGATCAGGGGGATGAAGTCGCCGAGCTGCGCCGCCGTTCGATTGGTGAGGACGCCTAGCCACGGATTTGTGGACGGATTCGCGGAAAAGTAGAAGAAGCCCAGTCCGTAGATCGTAACCGGAGAGCCAGACGAGCCGATCGCCCCGGTGCCCGTCGCCGTTCCAGAGGCAAGCCCGGTTCCGGTGTTGACGGTGTAGGTCCCAGTTCCACCGGTCGCGGAGCCGATCGACGTGATGACATAGGTGTTGCCGTTCAGCGTGAACGTCGTGCCCGGAATCAACACATTGCTCGACGGAGCGCTGGTGACAGTGATGGACGGGGTCGAAGTATTGACGCTACCGACCGTGAACGTGAAGGTCGCATTGCTCGCCAGCGCATACGTCCCGACGCCGCCAGTTCCGGTCGCGCCGAACGTGCCATAAGGCAAGATGACCCCGCCGCCAGTCCCGCCCCAAGCCTCGCCGAGGATCTGCATTCCCGGCGTGATGACGGAGACCATAGCTCCGCCGGACGAATAGGCGCCCGGGTTGCTGATCGGCTGCAGTGTCCCGGCCGGCCCGCTGAGCGGGTTGCCGACCACCGTCGTCCCGGCCGCAGTGGTTCCCGCCACGGCCACATAGGTCTGGTTGTAGCCGGAAGGCGAGACACCGGTGACAGTGAACTCGGACCCTGGGACAAAACCAGTCGAGGCCGAGGTCGTAAAAGTCACATATCCGGTCGTCGCGTTATAGCTCGCTCCGGTGATCGTGTACGAGTTCATCGCCGTGATGTTCAGCGCAGGCGAGGACGGCGATTGGCTGCCAGCGTTGATGTAGCCTGTGGCGTTGAAGGCTCCGAGGTTGCTGTAGGGCACAAGCGCAGGCGCGCCCGGAAGCGCATTGCCTTGGTCATCGACCATTGTCAGGAACTGCGAGCCGGGGAACGGCGAATTGTCGCCGTATTCTCCGAGCATGCCGCAGATATGCTGACCGGTCTTCGCCGTGACGCCCATCATCCCGGTCCACGGGTTGGTCGTGGAGAGGGCCGGATAGGTAAACGTGGCGCCGGTCCCGCTAAGGACATTCCCCGTGCTGGAGATCGTCGGGCAGGTTCCTGCCGCGGTCCCGACCAAGGTGTAAGGGCCGCTTCCCGTAACCGAGGTCGCGGTCCAAGTCGGAGTGTTCAGCGCATTTGCGGGCGACGTGGTGAAGCCGCTCAAGGCGTAGGTCTGCCCCGGCGTGAGGCCGGGAGCGACGGACAGGCTGGTCGTCACGAGCATCTGACCGGACACGGAACTCGCGGCGCAAGTCGCTGTCACGCCCGTCTGTTGGCCGCCAGCGTTTGGGATCGACGCAGCGTTGAGCGTGGGCGCAGAGTTGCAGCCGAAACCAGGATTCGTAAGCTGAAGCAACGCCCCAAACCATACGCCGGTCGGCTCGGTCAAGCAGCCGCCGCCGGTGAACGTGGCGGGGAAAAATCCGCTATTGTAATTGCTTCCCCCCGAAGTGGACGCCGTGAATACCGCGCTGGGGCCAGGTATGTTCGACCATTGCGATCCGGCGACGTTCAGATAATTTCTCTGATAAGAGAACGTCGGAAGCCCCGGACTTCCGTTTCCCGTCATGACGACACCGCCCATGGCCTCATCTGAGCCAGAGGTGGTGTAGGCCAGGTTCGAATTGATGTTGGTCTCGAAATAAATGCCGAACGAGCCTGTTGGATCAGATGATGGCGGCGTCGTTGGACCAGCAGAACCTTGATTCAGTTTCAAGCCATTGTTTGTGACGCCGATGGCCTGGTTCTGGTTGAAATAAGACGCCGATACGGGAACGACGGTGGGCGTAATCAGATTGCCGACGCCGACGCCGCCTCCGACGCCAAGCAGCGTCAGTATTCCGGCGGCGAGCGCGGGATGCCGCCCGATCGTCTCGACGAGCGAGAATGTTGCGAGAGAAGTCCAAAAGCGCTTCATCGTGGGGGTCCCGGCGCCTTAGAACTGCGTGTAGGCTAGGGACCCGCTGACTTGGACCGCCGCGGAACTCACAGCACAGAGGGCATTGCCCGCCGGGACGACAAGGACGGGGCCAAGACCACTTCCCTTTGCGGCGCCAAACTGCGCCACAAGGCCGTAGCCGCCAGTCAAAGCGGTGGTCCCGCTGGCGCAGTTCGATCCGGTTCCGTATTCAAAGGTGAAATTGGTTGTGCCGGCTGCGATCACGTCCCAGGCTGTGACATAAATCGACTTGTTGGCGACGGCAGCTACGAGTTGGGTGGTGGTTGCCGTCGAGATATTGATCGGAACCGAGGCGCCGGCTTGAATGATGCCAGTCGGACTTCCACCGGTGTTTGCGCTATTGGTCGGCAGGGGCACGCCACCAGTGACCCCCTGTACGGCCTGCGCGCTGGTCGCACTCGTGCCGGCGGCGGTTACCTCCTGATTGGCGGCCGTCGCGGCGCCGACGGGCAGAGTGGATGAAAGAACGTTCGCGTTGACCCCTAGCACGTTCAGACCTGTCGGCGCAGAGCCCCATGCAGAGCCGGATGCGCCGACCATGTTGCCACCGCTGATCAACATGCCGTCGTATGTTGCCGAGCCGGGCGCGGCGGAACCGGTCGACCCGACAGAGGCGTTTGAGCCGCCTCCGCCGCCCCCGCCCCCGTTAGCCCCAGTCGGCAAGCCCTGGCCGCCGGATATGTTGAGCGAGGTCGTTCCCGCTGTCTCAATGGCGGCAAGATATCCGTTCGTCCCAACGACGAACGCCATCCAGCCGCCGGCCGGAATGACGTCGTTGCCTACTGTCGCGGTGACGCTCGAATTGCCGAGCGTCACAAAGGCGGCGCTCGCGCCCGTATTGTAGACGACGACGGCCGTTCCGCTGGGAAGCGCCACACGTGACGACGTCGGCCCAACGGAGAGCTGTGCATAGGCGGGGGTCGGCTGAAAGCCGCCAACCGTGCCGCTGAACGTGCCAGAAATCTTGCCCGGGTTTGAGTTCGTAAACAGCGGCCCTACGCCGGGTGTGATAGGTACGACGCCGCGAACATAAGTACCGCCAGAGTCCTGATAGGTTTGCGCCCACGCGGGCGCGTCAACCAGCAGGGCAGCCGCTGCCGCGGCGCCCAGAAGGATGCGCTTCATGTCCGACCTTATTGGAGAGAGAAAGCCGCTAAGCGGCGGAAGGATTCGCGAGAAGGATGGAAATCGATAGTCTGACTTGGCCACCAGTGAACGAACCGCCGGCGGCAGTAATGATGATCGTCGTGTTCGTGTAGAAGGCGGCCGGACCAATCAGGCCGAAGTTCGATGACCCAGCCGAGATCGAGAGCAGTGAACCAAACTGTGAAAGGTTCCCCGAAACGCCGACTTCATACGAGGTGACGCCGGTAATAGCCGTGAGGACACGAGCGCCTACTGCCAGGACGATGCAATTGGCTGGGATCGGGACGCTCGCATTTGTCGAGAGGCCCGAGAGCGTCACCAGCGTTTCAATGACCTGGGCCTGGATCGTGGCGCCGTGCAGTGCCGCGGCGACATTCGCAGTCGCCGGCATGAAGCCGACATCAACGATGACCCATTCACCAGCGCTGTTGCTCTCAACGCCGATGAAGCCGTAGGCCTCATTGATGACCGCCGATGCGGCGCCGTTGATCGCGTCCGAGCTCGCCGCGTTGATGGTGAGCGTCTTCGTGACGCTGCAATTGCCAGTCTCGTCGACGATGAGGAGCCGAGTCCCTGTCGGATAGGCGCTCGACGCCGGCAGGGCGACGACACGCGCGGCCGTCAGGGCGGTGTAGGCGACCACGCGATCGGTCGCCAGGACCGTGTAGCCGGTGTCGCTGACGCCCGTTCGCCCGTTGGTGATGACTTCAGACAGCTTTGCGGCCGGAGCGCCACCGGCGGTCACGCCGTCGTTGATGACAAGGCGGTTATTCGTCGTGTCTATGACGACTTCGCCCTGCGCACCCGTAAAGGCGGCGACTTGGGTTGCGGTCCCGCGTCGAAGTTGAAGTTGTTCGCTCAAGATACAATCCCCAGATCAATGGTTTGCCCGACCGCATCATTGATCGAGCCGAAGTCGTCGCCCACACTGGCGAAGCCCGTCACCAAGCCGAGATCGACGGGAGAACCCGCGAGCAGCGCCGATGCGATCGGATGACTGACTGTTGTCGTCAGTGCTCCAAGATCGAGAGAGCTGGAAGCCGAGACCGCCACCGATCCGAGGTCATCGGCGAGCCTCACGGTCCCCTCGACAGGACCAAGATCGACGGCGAAGCCGGTTTGAAGTTGCGCAATGATAGGGTCCGCGGGCGGCGTCGGTGGCGTGTTCGGCGGAACAGATTGGACGACGGTCGACGGGATCAGCGGCGTGTAGCTGTAAACCGCGCACGTCGAAAGATCTTCGATCCCGCCTCCGAAGATGTTGAAGCTCTGGAATTTGAAATAGAGGGTTGTCCCGACGAAGTTTGCTGGCAGATCGTATCGAAGCACGGCCCCATCAAGACGAAAGAATGACGCCCCGGACGAATGCGCCGCCGCGACCGAGCCGCTGAGCCCTCGCGCAAGGCCAGTCAGGTTATAGTTGTTGGCTGTCGTCAGCGTCGCGCTCTCGTAGGCGAGCAATTCACCGTCGACGAGAGAGAGAGTCGCCCCTCCTTGCGCGCCCCCTTGGCTTGTCCCTGAGAGCGTTCCGTCGCTCTCGGTGAGGTTGACGCTCAAGGTGTCGAGGGAATCCCAGCCAGAGGCTGCCGGAAGGCTCGCCGTCAAGACGCCCTGGCGCATCGGGCCGGTGATGACCGCGACTTGCGAATAGGTCACATTGTCGAGCGAGATATAGACGTAGGCGCCGCCCCACTGCGTCCCGCTGTCGCCTTTGATCCCAGAGGCGCCGAACCACACTTGCGCGACGCCACCAGTCAGGCCCGGTGGCGGCTCGAAGATTAACGGCGGATTGACGGAGACCGCAGGGACGCCCCAATTCGGCTGAAAGCCGTTTGCCGTGGCGCTAGGGTTGAAGGCCGGATTTGAGACTCCAGCGACAAGCTCTTCGCAAGTGAAAGAGAGCGTGCCCTTGTCGTCCTCCTCAATCTCGATGATGCGCACTGGATAATTCGATAGTCCGAGGTTTGAATCGGTGATGGTGACAATATCCATGGGGTCGAGCAGGCAGTATTCCCATGACAGCTTGAACATGAACTTGGTTCGAACGTAGAGCGCGCGCTGGAGAATCGTCTGTGCGATCGCTGGCCCCATGACGTACTCGTCGCAGATCTCGTGCGCCTGGATGGTCGAACCAACTCTAGGCCCGAAGATCTCGATTTGGCTCTGATCTCGCGCCTCGACCGGGAGCGCAGAGTATTGGTTGTCTCTGGCTATCACCTCGACGCGTTGAATGGTCGGAAGCGAGAAAACATCGACTCGTTCAACCTGGACCGGATCCTTATTCCCTTTCTCGCCTATAAAGTCGGCGTCCGTCAGATCGTAGACTGGAGTTAAATTCGGCGTGTAGCTGGCGGCCGCCGCCACCGTATAAGTAATGATGATCGGCTTGCCTTCGTCGGCTGGATTGAAGATGTAGGTTCCCGCTACTATCCCATATTCGCCGCTGGCCGTCGGAACAGTTGATCCTATGAACGCAAGGGGAAAATTCGAAGAGGCATAGACTACGCCACCGTCGGACACAAACTCTGAGGCCGGCGCAACTGTGACGATAGCAGGAACAGGCGTACCGGAATTGAGAGGGACCGGTGTTGGGATCGAGAACTGCTGTGAGACGGTCTGCTGACTCCCTTGTGAGATCGCCGTATCGCCGTACGGGATGAATTTGAGCAAACCCCCGCTCCATACCGCCGCAATCGAAAAGATCTGCAGCCAACGAGTGAGAATGCTGGAAGCTTGTTCCTGTGAAATCAACGCCGGGGAGAACGCGTAGCCCATTGCGCGGCAATAGGTCTGAACGGATGCATCTCCGCCAGACCCAAACAGCGTGGTGCCGTCAATGCTTGCTGGATCGAAACCACAACCGTACTGCGCGTTGGTCAAGAAGTCGTTGATGACCAGCGCCGGGTCAGCGTCGATGCCGTTGACCCCAGTGCCGGCGAAGATGCCTATGATTTCAAAATTGTGGTTGCCGACAGCTGCCGAGTCCCCGAGGTTGTAGCCGGCCGCCCAAGCAATCGCCGTGCCTTGATAGGCGAGCGCATTCCACGGGTAGGTCGTCTCCAGGTAGGGCCAGACAGGCTGTGGCGTCTCCCCAGGAACAATGCCGATCCCAAGTTCTGGCGCCACGCAAACCGAGAGGTCTTTCCAAATCAACCCGACGCCGCTGATTGGCCCTTCGCAAAGCCCCATGATGAGGTCGGCAGTATATGTGTAGCTGCTGGCTGCCGCCGCAGCGCCGCCCAGCAGACCGCCCTTGCCGCCGATACCCTTGCCGCTTGAGCCCGGAACCGCCCTGAAGTTAGCGAACCAAATGACGTTCGGGGAAATCTTGTTTTGCCCCCAGAC